GATGAAATGGCAACAGGTCTTGAGATATTCATTAACCAAGTAATTGAGCCAGCGCAAAGGTTAATCATTGAAGGTTTCACCGAAATACTTTCATTCGAATTACCTGCTATTGAATTGACAGTTATACCAAACACACCACTAACCGAACAAGTGCAAGTGGATACAACAACTGGTGCGCCTACTGATGTAGCTGCGACTGCATTGAATGGAGCGCAAATCACATCACTTGTTGACATTGCGATGCAAGCTGCTGCAGGTGCTATACCTGTAACAAGTGCGAAAGCTATTGTGAGTGCTGCATTTCCAACTTTATCACAAGCGCAAGTGGATGCGATATTCAATAGCATCGTGCCGGGTTCATTGAATCCTACTGAAGTGATTCAATTGTTGAGCGAGTAAAGAAATCGGAATTGAGTGAAAGCGAAGTCGCTGAAGAACTTATTGCGCTCGGTGAAGATTGGAACGAAGACATGATTTTGATTGACACGTACGAAGTTGACTACGACACTGACGATGCAGAGAACCACGATCTTGACATGATTACCGTTCATGAGCTTGCATCCACAGGAACTGCAAATCCCGCATTCCCAAGTGAGCAGGACGAAGTAATTAAAGGCAAACTATTCATGACTCGTTACGTATATCGTGGTGTTTTAAGTGATAACACACGCGAATTCTGTCGCAAGATGTTGGATGCAGATAAGCTATATCGCAAAGAAGATATAATCGCAATGGGTGATCGCGCAGTGAACAAAGGATGGGGGCCGAAAGGCGCAAGCACCTACGATATTTGGCTTTATAAAGGCGGTGGTCACTGCAATCACTTTTGGCAAAAGGCAGTGTTCATGAGTGCGAAAGGTGGCAACATCAATCCGCGTGGCAAAGATGCTCAAAGCATTGCGGTAAAGAAAGCTGAAAGCATGGGTTACAAAGTGCGCAATGAAGCACTTGTTGCTAAACTTCCGACTGACATGGACTATCATGGATTCTTACCAACGAACCCAGTTTGGGGCGCGAATGGTTCAGCATATAATAACTAAACACTATGGCAGAAGTTCTTTTTATCTCGGAAAACTACATAAAAAAATACACTCAAGTGAACGGTGCGGTTGACCCGAACTTGCTTTATCCTGCGGTGTATTTGAGTCAAGACAAATATCTATCACCTTACTTGGGAGATTCACTTTATAGTGAACTCAAAACGCAAATAGCGAATAACACGCTTGCAGGTGATTACCAAACTTTGGTAGATGATTATTGCAGGAAAGTTGTCCTGTGGTGGACAATGGTTGAAGCTATTCCATCATTGACGTATAAGATGGACAATGGAACGCTCGTTCAAAGAACTTCGGAAGATGCTTCGCCAATTAGTGACACCGTAATGAAGGACGCTATTGAGCGCGCGAAATCGAATGCTGAATATTATACTGGCTTACTCGTTGACTACTTGTGCGCGAATAGTACGCTGTTTCCTGAATATTCAAATAACGTATGGCCGCAACGCTCACCCATCGGTGTAAAAAAATCAAGTTCAAATTATTTATTCAGTAGCGGCAACACTGCCATGAACACGCGAGGACCAGTGTTTACTAACCTACTCAATAAATTGCCATGAACGAAAGAAAATTAAAAGAATACAAAAAAGAAACTGAAGCACTGCGAGCTTACGAGCGCGACATGCTGAAAAAACTACAAAAGAATGAACCTAAACTTCAACCCGTTCGACGCTGATTTTAGCGAACCCGGATTCACTTTCCTGAAATCAACTTCGCTGCTAATGATAGGCACGATGCTCGAAGGTTTGCAGGGCACACACTTGCCGCCTGTGTTTATAGAGATCGCAAAAGTTTTGGCTTATCTCGGTGCATCGGTAGCTTTTTTCAAGTTTATTGGTGCGTTCCTGAGTGGCACACCACATGACAACAAATGAGAACAGACGTGCTCACAATAGCGTTGATTGTAGTTGCGTTTTTCGTGCTGATTATTTACTATGATCATGTTCTTGTGAAGCGAATGTTTGCAGCGAGTAAGGAGCGAATTAACAAGATGTATGACAGTGCAAAAGCGTTTTTGTTCATTCACTTTGTTGATAACGCGACAACGGATGAAAATGATATTGACGAACTAAACTAATATGGAAGAACTAACTAACCCGGGCAGCGGTGATTTACTGCGTGAACTTATTCTCATTGTCGCTGGCTTAATCATTCGAGCCATTGAAAAAAGACAGTTGAAGAAATCTTTGCAGAATGCCCAGCCGCAAGATTGAAGACCTTGTAAAAGATTTGCAAGATGCGTGGCGCGTTGCACTTGTCGCTTACGTGACAACTTACCCAGACCAACCGCAACCATTCATCACGTGTACTTATCGCAGTCCTGAAGAACAACTTGAATTGTACGCAATCGGACGAACTAAACCCGGCACGATAGTTACTCAATTAAAGTCAGGCAGCAAGCATAACACGAATCCATCACGAGCTTTCGATATAGCATTTCAAAAAGATGGCAAGTTGGTTTGGGATAAAAAGCATTTCATTCGGTTTGCAGCTGTGATTAAGTCAATCAATCCTGCTGTGGAGTGGGGCGGTGATTGGAAGAAGTTCAAGGATTACCCACACTTTCAAATATGAACAACAAATACCGTACTTATTACGACATTGTTCTAAAATCGAATAATGGTTTTTCATACCGAGAACAACTTTCGCGGATATATGACACGCTCGATGCGACTTGCAACTTTGAAACCTTTTACGTTGGCTTCAAAAGATACAAAAGAGCGAAAGCAAAATTGAAGATTCAGGAAGTTAAGTCCACCAAAGCACCCACGACAAACGCATTTGCAAGCGTTTTAAGCGCACTTAAACCCGACCCGAATCCATTGAGCTTGCCAGCGTCAAGAGAATCGGTTTATTCGGCTTTCAAGTTGCCTAAAACTGCGAATGATATTTTGTTGCTTTCGGATATTCACGTGCCGTACCACAACATCGAAGCGTTAACACTTGCTTTGAAGTACGGAATGCAGAATCAAGTCAACACGATTATTTTGAACGGTGATCTAATTGACTTTTATGCCATCAGTCGCTTTGAGAAAGACCCAAGAAAACGTGATTTGGCACATGAAGTAACCACTTGCCGAGAGTTCTTGACAACGTTGCGCAAGTTATTTCCAACGCAGGAAATCTATTTCAAGTGCGGCAATCACGATGTTCGCTTTGAACACTACATAATGCGACAAGCACCTGACCTTCTTGGACTGGGTGAATACAATCTGCAAACTTTACTTCAACTTGAGCAGCATCGAATCACTTTCATACCGGATAAACAAATCATTCATGCAGGACAACTTACAATTCTGCATGGTCACGAATTAGGTAAGTCGGTATTCAGTCCTGTAAACGTAGCAAGGTCGCTTTATATGAAAGCAAAGGACAACGCTATTTGTGGACACCATCACCAAACAAGTGAACACACCGAACCTTCTATAAATGGTAAGGTTGTGACGTGTTGGAGCGTTGCCTGCTTAAGTGAGCTTTCACCTGACTACCATCCAGTTGGCAACAAATACACTCATGGCTTTGCACATATTAAGGTTGATTCAAGCGGTGACTTTGAAGTAAACAACCTTCGCATCGTCAAGGGTAAGATCGGTTAATAAGTTCCAAGCAAATAGCCTCTGTGACCTGTGAGCTGATAAAGTCGCAGTGAACATTCGATGAATGCGTCCTCATCAAGCATTCCGATTTGGTCGTTTTGCAGTAGTGCTTTTCTTTGCTTTCGCAACCTTGCTATCTCCGCGATTTCCTGTGGGGTGTACATGTTCAATCTTGTTTTTATAGTGGTTAATTAACGCTTGAATTTCTGGTATTGTGTACCTCATTTCTTGCGTTTTATCCACATCTAATTGTTCAACTGATGCAAGACCTATTCGATTGATTAAACCTTCTCTATACGCAAGCAAATTGCCATGCCTGAACTGGTTACATGTAACACACTGACCATGCACGTTCATTTCATTGAACCGAAGATTCGGTGTTGATCCAACGGAATAATAATGACCAGCATCAAACTTTCCTTTGAGTGCCTTGCCACAACTTATGCAAGGTTTATTTGCATCACGAGTGCGGATGAACTTATTGAATACCGCTTGCAGCTTCTTCTTCCATTCCGCAAGTGTCATGAGTTCCGATTTCCTGCGCTTCATTTCGGTCTTGTGAGCTTTCTCACTGACCTTCTTTGCGTATTCAATGATGCAGTCAGGATTCAGGCATGTAGCTTGCAGTGTGCTGAAGCGTGGTTTGAATTTTTCTTTACAAATCTTGCATTGCCTCACGTCCACTTTATTTGATCGCACTTCAAATTTGCGAGTATCGTACCCACAATTATTTCGCGCTGTGCTTCTGTTGCTTCGGTTTTTAATAGTACCGCGTTCTTTTGTTCACCGTTAATTGAACGAATAAGTTCAAATTCCCAAGTGATAGTTTCGCATCCAGCAACGCACATGGTGATGGTTCCTGCATGATGCTCAATCCTTTTGTGTGGTTTCGTTTGTACTTGTATCATTTGTTTGTTGTTTGGTTACTTGTTTCTTCATGTCTTCTGCGCCTGCTATATATCCATTGATGAAATACTCTTTTTCCATTGGCAATAGATCAGTGCAATACTTCACCACATCTTGGTAAATACTTGCTGCAATAGCTTTGCGATTCTTGTTTGCCTTACTTGTATAGTGGGCAATCAGTGTTTCAAGTGGTGTATTCAATTCAGTATTGCTTTAATTGGCATATGTTCGCTATTGATGAAGCACGCTGTGAACCTACCTTCCGAATCTTCAGCAGTTCCGACTTCAACGATTGGTGTGTATAATCGCACGCGGTCTTGATTGATCGCCACAAACACTTCGGTCTCTGGGTGGAATGCTTCGAGTAGTATGATAAGTTCTTCAACTGTCACGTAATTAAAACGGCAAATCGCCCGAATCTTCCACTTTTGTTTTCACAACTTTTGCATCCAAAGGTTTCTTGTAAGGTTCGGAAATCTTCAGCGAGAGGAATGAACCTTTCGCACCTTGACGAACCCATCCAGCTATTTGCTTTTCAACTCCATTGATTTTGATAGTGCCGTTATAGTCGGGAAGTTTATCACCTTCCTGCTTTTTATTATTGCGGAATAATGCTCCGCTGTTGTCTTGTTGTTCGTACATGGTTAATGAGATTTATTAGTCGTTGTGTGTATGGTTTGCATGAATCCAAATGATAGTTGTTTTTTACATGGTTTAGATGAGACCGCAAACAGTGCGCA